ATGAGAATACAATTTGAAATTAAAGAAAAATTACCTGATATTATCGGGGAAATTCTGAATTCCGAAAAATGGATGACCCTTATTAAGGAAGATATTTCGGGTAGGAAATTGGTTGTAATCCGTGATCAGGCATTCGATTCGGAGGCAACTGTGGAGATTTACTCTCGCGAAGTGACTATTAAGACAGCATGGTCCAGATACACTTATCGGCTGTTTGTTTTAGGAGACTGTGTATGGTGTGAGTATAATGGTGCTTATCGTGGATTATTAGAGCAAAAACTGTTGCCATCTATCACCCCTAAAGAGAGTCTGTTGGATTCGGAAGTTCTGGACAGCTCATTGTATGGGCATGAAAAGAAGAAACTTCGGGAATATGCTGAAGATAATCTTAAACTGAAGAAATTCAGACGTGAGAATTTTAATGAAAATCGTACGGGGGTAGCTCCTTTTGATCATCCAAAGAAAGTATATGATGAATTCATTAAGGAAGACTACATTTATAATCCGCAAATCCAAATTTCCGCTGAGTCCGGAACGAAGCGTTCAAATTTCAGGCAAAAGGACAAAACGAAGCGTTCAAAAAAAAGGCTGCACACAACACTTATAAAGCCGGAACAAAAGGTTAATGAAGACCTCTGTTCCGGCTTTATAGTCTCATAAGAACACTTTTAGAATGACATTCTAATGGGAATCGAGCAACATATTTAAGCAGCTATTTTCTCAATGTAAGAATCTTGCTTTTTGAATAACATTATATCTGTGTATCCTGAAGAATAATTCATGTGGGCATTGAATTCTCTTTTTGTGCAGCCTTCAAACGGGTTTCCGATGGTTTTGTTTGCCCCAATCCACTCACACAATTCAATTATAGATGATTTGTTTGATGTAAAATAAACGAATGAATGACCTTCGAGGACTTTTAAAACATCTAAGTAGTCAGACATACGCCAATACATGTTATATGTTCCAACATCCGTGGATAAATAAGGAGGATCAATTAAAAACACCACTCCAGGTACGTCTTTATATTGAGTATAGACCTCTTTATAGTCGCATGAAACGATTTCCAGCCCTTCTAAATAGTCCAATGATTCAGGATATCCAGTCTTACGGATATTGTTATAAAGCACTTCCTTGCTCATTTCCTCCACTGACAACTTATATTTCATAGAGAACATAAGGGATGACGATAGAGTAATGAAGTCCACGTACCCCACACTCGCTTCCTCTTCTTCAATACGTTTTAAAACGCATTCTCTTAGCTTCCCTTTGATTGCCTTATGTTTGGGTACAGAATCCCCTACCAGCGCTCTAATGTCGGCTAAAAGCTTATTGGTATGTGGAATATGAGCCAACCTAAATCGGTAGTTGTCAAAATCGTTATAGACAACAGTGGCAGTTGGTTTCATCCTTTTTGCAATATGGGAAAGTAAGCCTGAGCCACCAAACAGATCTACGAAAACTGTATCATCAGGGAACTGGTCTAAAACCTTTATAAATTCTTTAGCAAACATTCTTTTTTGGCCCACAAATGGCAGCGGTGCCGACAGATTCATTTTCGTCATACGTTCAATTCAAATTTAATATTTTCACCTCCGGAAAGAAGTTCCTTTGTTTTGTCGATGTTGTTTTCATATATGTGCACATTGCCAAGGTCAAGCGTAATGGATTTCAAAGGTAGTTCCACCTGTCTTGCCATTAAATACAGATGATAAATATCAGCTGGGAGCCCAAGGCTGGCATCAGAACTTCTCTGATACGCTGATACGACCAGTTCCCCATCATCTATCTGAAACTGAACAAGGCTAAGGCAAGGCGCTTGATTGCTTTCCACGCCTGTTTCACCAAGGAACAGGACATAGTTCTTACTATTACGTTTTTCCTTGTTTATTTTCGAAATAAGCGGTGGCAGCTTTTCAAAATAAGTTGGGTAGCTATTCACAAGGGTATGGCCACAATAGTCCCACCAGGTAATACCTGCCTCCTTGTACTTTTCCACATCCCGGATGCCCTGCATAAATAGTTTTAATTCCTCTTTCAGCTTCTTTCTTGCTATACCATGGCTTTCAAATATATCAAGTAAATCAGCTGGCGATAGGATGAGTCTCTCGTTTAATAGATACTTTATGTGCCCTTTCTTGTTATCTTGGGTTTTCCCATATTGGAGTATCTTTTCTAATGTCTGATAATACTTATTCATAAGCTATTTCATTTTTGGTTTGTGCAAAGGTAGCCTCATCAGACAGCATAAGGTATGTCAGATACTCAAATCACACTGCACAGAGCGTGCAGTGCTTTCCAAATCGCTTGATAATGTCATACACCTTACGTTCACTTACTGAATACTTCTGTGCCAAGAATGCCACTGTATAAGTGGTCTTTTCACCCTGGCCTTTCATCGTTTCGTACTCCGAATACAGGTCTATATATCGAAGATCATCTTGTTTTCCGCCTAAACTTATAAGCATTTCAAGCGGTTTCCTATTAAATTTGAGTGCTTCAAATAATGTCATATCCAATCATTTTTGTACATTTGCATTGCCAATCACATATTTTGTATAAAAAAAACGCTGAAACCGCGGCAGGGGGCATTTGCCCCCGGCTGTGCGGTTTCAGCGCGTATGCGTAAGTATGTGATTGGCGTCTATACTTAACTTAACAGGCCGGGGGCTTTTTTTATCCCACCCCCGAGGGGATTTTCAATCACTCAATCCGGTACAAATCCAATTTGAATTTATCCTTCTTTTTCCAGCCTTCAGCCAGAACTTTCTGAATGAATCCTACTGCTTTTGTATAGAAGTCTTTCAGTTCTTCTAACTGAGTAAAAGTATAGTATTCGGGCTGTTCATCCGAACCAAACTTAAATGTCACTGGCAGGGTTTCTCCGCCCGTCTGAACGGCCAAATCGTATGCTGCCTTATAGTTGTACTGATTCGCCACAGAAAGCCATACAGGAGCACCCTTATAGGTGAATCCGGACAGGATAGCTGCATCAGTCTGTCTGTTATACCAGGACATAACCAATGTGCGAATTTCCTCGCCGGTAGGTTTATGGCTGAACTCCTCTTCCATGTAGGAGGCAGAGCCGTCCTCTTTCTCCTGCACATCCCAGCGGATGCGCCACTTATCTTTTGCCGGGTTCGTGCATTCCATCAGCGACACACCGGCACTTCCTTCAACTCTTCTCATGTAAACACGTATTTGGTTCTACCTTTGCCGAAGGTCTCTGTCTTGATGGTCGTTTCAAACGGAAAGCCATCCGGCATTTCTTTCACTTGTGCGAGAATATTCTTCATTTCCTCGCTGTTGGTGAAGAATTTCTTTGCCTCGCCGTTCACTTCGATGGCCACAATACAGCGGTCTTCTCCCTGCTCGGTCTTGATACCGGTCTCAAAATCCTTCACTACAATCGGTAAGTTTACCAGTTCCCGGATGCTTACCACCACGCCGGGAAATCGCTTCTTGCCGTCCTCCGGTTTGTAAGCGACATTCAAGTCTTTAAAACTTCTCATTTCTTTGCCTGTTAATTTTTTAAACAACTTATTACAGTCGGCGTGTTTCGTCATGCCGTAGAAACTGGCAATCAGTTCCCGCCGTCTTCTTCTCGATTTTACCTCGTGCATCTTCCGGGCAAACTTCTGCTTGATACGTTTCCGCAATCTCACATAGTCAGGACGGATAACATAGCCAAGGAAATCAATGCCTTCTTCTACAGGGAACACCCGTTCATTCGGCTTAATTTCCAAGTCTATTTTCTCCATTTGCCCGTGAATAACATCACGAATCTTCCACAATTCCGCTTTCGTTTTACCGAGTACCAGTCCGTCATCGCAATAGCGGTAGTAATAACGAACCCCGTACCTGTCCTTCAGATAGTGGTCTAAAAATACAGACAGAAGCAGGTTGCCTGCTCCTTGTGAACTGCGCAGTCCAAAGCTGATACCCTCCGGCAGCATTGTCACGAACCGCTCCAGCAGCACCAACAGCCTTTCGTCTTTGAACACCCTGCGGAAGCACCACATAACAAAATCCTGCCGCACATTGTCGTAGAACCTGCGGATGTCAAACTTGTAGGCATACAGCGTGTACTCCGGGTCTTTTTGCAAATCGGTACGTATGCAATTCATCAGATCATGAGTGCCACGACGTTTAATGCTGGCCCCGGTAGTCCGGATATAGCGTTTCTGCAGGTGACGGTCCACCACGTTCATTACGGCATATACCGCGATGCGGTCATACATGGATAAAATCTGCAGGGTGCGTTTTTTTCCATACTCCTCGATTTCTCTTTCATGGTATCCGCCAAGCTGAAAAGAACCGCTTGCAATGGCCTCCGTCAATTTGGCGATAACTTGCTCCCTATGGGCAAGCAGATACCGTCCCTGCGTTGACCTTTTACGATCCGTTCCGCGCAGTACGGTATCGAATGCCTCCGACATATTGGAGTATTCGATGATTTCCTCTATGATATATCCTTCCCTGCGCATACAGTTCTGCTGTTGGTTTGTTAATACGGAAGATAAGGGCCTTCCTTTCCCCGGGCCTGACTTCTTCGAACTGATAACAGCCTACCAAACTCCACCCGACGCGTGATTTTTCAGCTTTCCACCCTAATGGGTGCTGTTGCTGTGGCTTGCTTCCCTCGGCACCGCATTGGGGACACGTCCCCGGTGCTGTACGCCGATTAATTAGATTTCCAGACGCGAGCCGACATAGGCACTCGTGTACGAAGCATCGCTATTCGCATTCGCATACGATACACCGCCATTCGCGTACGCATAGAAGAACCCGCGATAGACCACACGGACTATCGGGAAGCTCTACCAATTACAAAGGTACTTATTTCAAAGAAAAAGAAGTCTATAATGCTCAGAAGAATAACCATAAAAGAGCAGCAAAAGCGCCGCCAAGCACGGTTAATCCCCAATCTATCCAGTCCCAACAGCTACCATGCTGCTTATCCTTCAGTTCCAAACAGGAAGCCGCCACAGCACTTGCATACAGGGCTACCACCGGATGCGTTCCCAGCAGACCTACAAGGAATCCGCCTAACAGATGCTTCCATCGGTTACTTTCTCTCAAAAAATCAATAACTCTTCCCATAACGATTCTGTCTTTAATTCTAAAAAAAAATCGACCGGCTTCGCCGGTATTTGAATTCCTTTTAAACGGGATTCGGAAACCATCCGAATCCCGTTCTTTCGTTTTAGTCGCTTCGCTCCACGCTTTGGCGCTTTGCGCTTACGCCACCTCGCGTATCGCCTTATACGCTGCCACGCTTTGCGCCCGGACGATTTTGCCGCGGAAGGCCAGACGCGAGCCGACATAGGCACTCGTGTACGAAGCATCGCTATGCGCAACCGCACACGATACACCGCCATACGCGTACGCATAGAAGAACCCGCGATAGACCACACGGACTGTAGCGGTGCTTATCCAGTACATGTCGGTATAGTAGGTAGAAGATGATCCGTTCAAATTACCTACCGGAACCATGTCCATATACTTGCCGTGCGCCACGCCTGTAATCCACTGGCCGCTGTCCTTCTTACCCTGCACCATGCGGATACTGCCGTCAGGCATCCAGATGCGCCATTTGCCCACGTTGCCGCTGTCGTTCGGCAGATCCACGCCGTCCATCATGTCATACTTGTTGCCGTAGATGTCCTCATAGCCCAGGCAGCAGATATTGTTCACCTGCACCACAGTCGCCTGTCCGTATTCGTCACGGCTCTTATACCAGGCATACTGGTGCACCAGGCCGTCAATCAGCGAATTCGTGATTTTGTTGTTGATGGCATACGCTTCATCGTAGCCGATGGTGTCTGTCATCCCATGCTCTGCCGTTCCGCCTGTTGTGCGGTTGTTGTTGTGCTGTCCGGCACCGCACTGCTCCTGCATATCCCTGCGCCCATACCGTGCATAGCTCAGGTTCGCGATGCGGCTGTGCATCAGGGCATCTATCTGCTGCATGCCACGCTGCTGGCTGTAATAGTGGAAGTCCGTCCAGGTCATGCTTGCCGTGGTCGAAGCTCCGGTTATGCAGGCACGCAACTTGCTACCCACTACAGAACTGCCCACAACGGCACACAGATGTTCCTCATTGGCCACCCAATCCGGTTCCATGTCCTCTATCTTGTCGCTGTTGCTCAGCACCACGCAGTCAAACTCTGCCGTGTTCAGAATGGAGAAATGCAGGGCTGTAGCACGTTCCGGAACGTCTGCTATCAGATACATGCCGGCTTCAAATTTCAAGCCGATGGTCGGCACCACAATACTCTTCAGTATGTTTCCCTCCGCATCAGCAAACACACTGCCGATAAGCCCCGTGCCGGGAACACTCGGGAAGCGCACGCGCCTGTAGCCGGATACATCCACCTTACATACCGAATAGGCCTTGTCAGTCGTATAGGATTCCATCAGTGTAGGCTTTCCGCTCATAATCTTGCGTTCCCCCAGCCAGCCGCCCTGTGTCTCCTTGATGGCATCCAGTGTCAGTACCGTCGCGTCCGGAACCGGGGGCATTTCGTCCTCCGGATAACTGCTGTAGCAGGCGTACTTCTTGTTGTTCAGATAGTCGTTGATGCCTTTGCTCCAGTAAAACGGCTCATACATCATCCAGTCACCTTCGCTGCCGTCCAGCTTCGCCACCGTGCAATCGTTCATATCCTCCGCATCGGCATAGAAGTTCGAGCTTTCGTCATGCAGGGGGAAATAGGTTATTTCACCGTCCGGGTTGTTCACTTCCACCTGCTGCCCGGCTATCTCCACCTTCCGGCTCGTGGGCATCTT